TTGGCTGCCGGGCTTTGGAACAAAGTATTCTGATCCTGCCACCTTGCCCAGTGGATCTATTGGTGTAACCTTTTCTACCAATGCAGAACAGATAGCAATTGCTCACGCAAACTCCCCAAGAGTAAATGTTTATCCTTGGGCTGCAGGGTTTGGAACAAAGTATTCCGATCCTGCAACACTTCCCACCGGACAAGGAAGAAGCGTTAAATTTTCACCTTCTGGTAGCAACATAGCCGTAGCTCACGTAACAACGCCTTTCATAACTGCATATCCTTTTAGTTCAGGGTTTGGAACTAAATACGCAAACCCAGCTACTCTTCCTACTGGGGATGGCAAGAGAGTTGCGTTTTCACCTTCTGGAACAGATATTGCAGTTTCTCATTCAACATCTAGGTTTATAACTGCTTACCCGTTTAGCTCTGGTTTTGGAACAAAGTATGCAGACCCAGCAACCTTGCCCCCCAATGGAGGAAACGGAACAGCCTTTTCTCCCGACGGTTCTGCATTAGCAGTTGCTCATACAAGCACACCTGGAATTAGCGTTTACCCATGGAGTTCTGGTTTTGGAACGAGATATGCAAACCCAGTTGGTTTTGCTACAAGCAGCCAAGCAGTAACTTTTAGTCCAGGATCAGAAACAATTGCAATGGCAACAGGAAACAGCCCATACGTTTACGCTTATCCTTGGGCTGCAGGCTTTGGAACTAAATACGCAAATCCAGCGACTTTGCCTCAATTTTCTGCTGAAGATGTCGCTTTCTCTGCAGGCGGAAATCATATCGCAGTAGCCCATAACGCCAGCCCAGACATGACAGTCACCGCTTATAATTGGTCAACAGGCTTCGGAACGAAATATGCTAACCCAATAATGGTTGCTTCATCGGGCCAAGGCGTGGCCTTTTCCTAAAAATAAAAAGAAAGAATAAAATGACCGAAATGACACCACTAGAATCAAGACAAGCAGAAGTAAATCAGTATGCAGCGAACATTGAGCTTTACTCAACAATTGCAGCGGGACTTCCTTCTGAATGGCCTAAGCATCTTGAGCACCTAAAGGGCTCCAAGAGTCAGCATGAAGACATTGCCAAAATCGAAAACCTCGATGATGTTCTTTTGGTTGGAAAGCTCTGGGCTCAGGAATCAGCTCAGGCGGCTATTCGCTCAGAGATGATTGAGAAAGCTAAAGCCGAGGCAATTCTAAACGCTATTACTGAGTAATGGCAGAGGATACAACTGGGGTAAAGATTACCCAGAACGCAATCTACGCCAAGCAACTCGAGCATGGAGAAACTCTTATCAAGATTCTTCAGAAGCTAGATCACTTGGATGATGTTCCCGACAGACTTCGGGAAGTCGAATTAACCCTGGCACGTTTAGCCTGGATTGAGAAGATTGCTTACACAGGACTGAGCGCAGCTTTGGTTGCAATTACCGGTCTAATAATCAGCATGATAGGAATGTAATGAGCGAGCCAAATAACTTTATCGTTGACGCAGGTGCAAGGTTAGTCAAAACTTTTGTTTATAGAGACGCAGCTGAAGCCATCGTCAACCTCACCGGATACACAGCAACAGCTCAGGTTAGACGATCAACCTTTGGGCCTTTGGTAATATCTGCAACTCCATCCATCAACGCTTCTACATACCTGATTACTTTGACCTTTACCCCAGAGCAAACTGCACTACTTCGGGACTCAAACTATGTTTATGCCATTCAGGTTTCTAACCCCTCGACTGGGGATGTCAAAGTTGCAGCCCATGGAGTCCTAACCATTAACCAAGCGATTGTAAGATAGTGATCTGGCCTTACAAAAAACCTTTACCAAAGATGACTTATGGCTTTGGCCCTAGGTTGCACCCAATTTTGAACATTAGAAAACACCACAACGGAGTGGACTGGGCTTCAGCTGTCGGTCGCAAGCTATTCGCCGTAGCTTCAGGTCGAGTAATCTATGCCGGTCCCAGCACTCTAAAGTTCAAGAACGGAGAACCTGCTGGCGGAGGCTTTATTGTCAGAATCAGATTCAAGGATGACGGCAAGTTATACACAGCTACCTATATGCATCTTCGCAAGGGCTCTATCAAGGTCATCAAGAATCAGAAAGTTGCCCAGGGTGATTACATCGCAGACTCAGGGAACACCGGAGAATCAACCGGGCCTCACTTGCACTTCGAGATTCAAAAGGGCCGATTCTACAAGTGGTCAAACACCGGAGTAAACTACGTAGACCCAATTCCATTTATCAAATCAAGATTGGACAAGTAATGAGAAAAGAAACTTGGCAACACTTACGCAAGGCACTTTGGAGCTACCTAAGAGCTGCACTTGCAGCGGTCGGAGCTTTGGTCCTAGCTGGTATCGATGACCCTGGAACAATTACTGCTTCAGCTCTAATCGCTGGAATCCTTGGCCCATTGGTCAGATCACTAGATCCTAATGATGACGCTTTCGGAATCGGTGCTTCGGTCAAAGAAGCCTACGAAACAGCAAAAGCTAAAAAGCCTAAAAGCTAAAGTCATACCCGGTCACTAGGATCGGAGTATGACAATCACACAGAAGATTGAAGCTTTAGGCTTCGGTAAGTATCTAGGCACTTTTGAGCCTAACTCCCCTGAGTGGCACGCAGCTCGGGAAGGTATTGGCGGTTCCGACATCGGAGCTGTAATGAATAAGAATCCTTGGAAGTCTGCCTATACCCTTTGGGCCGAAAAGACTGGGCTGATAAGCGATGAGCTAGAGCCATCAATGCCAATGAAACTTGGCACAGCTTTTGAAGCTCCAATTCGCGAACTATTCAAAGAACAAAACGATGGCTGGCTAACTGTCCATGAGACCGGAACCTGGCAGAGCAAAGCCAACCCCATCCTCAAGGCCAACCCTGACGGCATTATCGAGTGGGCCGATGGCAAGCTTGGAGTCCTCGAGATTAAGTTCACCAGGCAATACTGGGATGAGCTTCCTGAACACTACAATCTTCAGGTTCAACATTACCTTCAAGTTCTTGGTCTAGACAAGGGTATTGTCGTAGCGGTCGCAGGAGGCGACTACAAGGAGTTTGAGGTCGTTTGGGATGATTCCCTACAGAAAGACATGAAAAAGGCTGTACGAGCCTTCTACGGCCTTGTGACATCGAATAAGGCCCCAGACTACGACGGAAGTGACTCAACCTATGAAACAGTTAGGGAGCTTTCTGAAGGTCTAGAGGAAGGCGAAATCGAGCTTGGATCTATGTGGTCTAACCTGATTGCAACAAAGTCGGAGTTCGATTACTGGGACAACGCCTTCAAGGCACAGAAGTCGGCGGTGCTTGCTTTCATGAACGGAATCAAATACGGTCTCTACCAGGGCGAGAAGGTAATCGCACTTCAAGCCCGAAACAGTAAACCATTCATCACATTCAAATAGGAGGAAACAATGGCATTTGACCTAAGTAGCTACGAACCAGTATCAGAAAGAATCACAAAGTTTTGGGCGAAGTATCCCCAAGGCAGACTCCACACAGAAATCGTCCTGATCAATGAGACCGAAGTTGTTGTCAAAGCTTCGGCCTACACCGACAAGGATGACACCCGGGCAGCTGCAATCGACTTTGCCCAGGAGACTCGCAACAGTTCGCACATCAATAAAAACAACTTTCTAGAGAACGCTTCAACCAGCGCAATCGGTAGAGTTTTGAACACAGTTGGAATCAGCTCTAAGGGTGGCAAGCGTCCATCTCGCGAAGAGATGATAAAGGTTGTTTCAGCTCAGCGAAACTTCTTAGAAGAAGCTTCTGACGCTGCTGCTAACAAAGACCTCGAGGCTCTAAGAGTTATTTACGCCTCAGCTGAAAAGTCACAAGTTGATAACGAAATCCTTGACGCGATCAAGAAGCTCGCTGAATCTCTAAAAGCCAAGTAATGTGAAAGGGCTGTGACCCACAGAAAAGTCACAGCCCGAGTCTCAAAGACTCACCCAACCACGATGGGTTATCACAGTATACCCCTAGGAAGGCACAGAATGAGCCTAGAAGCCCTTTCAGCCGTTCTACATCATTCCCATAGCACCGGCACAGCTCGAGCCCTTATGACGGCTTTGGCATGGCATATCGGAGATGACCCTGAAGAAGGCTGCTATCCATCACAAACTCGCCTGGCTAAATTAGCCGGGTGCTCCGTTAGGCAAGTGCAACGCAATCTCCAGAAGCTAGTCGAGCTTAAGGAAATTGAAATGTCTCAACATGACGGAATCGGATATCGATTCGACAGAATCACAAATCGGTATTGGATCACATTAGACTGTCCACAGGGTTGCGACGGCACTTTGAGTCACAATCTACGGGGCGTCAGGAAAGGCAAAACGGGACGGCGTTTAAGACTTATCGGGGCGTCACCCACGACGCAACGGGACGGCGTAGATGTCGCCTTAAAGTTAACTAATAATTAACTTAAACTTAAAAGAACACTAGAAAGGAAAAACACAGAAATGGCAACAGTAAT